AATACTGGCAAGAACCCGCCGCAGAAATTGTCGAGAGGGAAACAGTTGTAACGACTGTAACTGGGATAGAAAATTCGGCACATCAGGAGGAGATAGAAGCATATTTAAAAGCGGGAGGGAAGGTAAGGCAACTAGTCCCACAGGTAAACGCTCGTACCCCCGAAGTGACTGTCCCTTTCAACATTAAAACGGATGAGAATTATAATATGAATTTAGGGAAATGGGGCAGCGGCTTTGATCTTGATTTCATGGAAGAAAGCAGTATCTGAGACTGTATGGATCAAAGCCACGCCCTTTTCGTTACCGACTTAGCAGTAGTCCCGAAGCCTCGTATGACGGTGCGTGATCGGTGGGCTAAACGTAAATGCTGTGTACGCTACTGGGAATTTTCGGACAAGCTAAAAGCCGCTGCCGCCGAGAAGGGGTTTGAATTGGGTGATGCGGCACACATGGAATTCCATATTGCTATGCCTAAGAGTTGGAGCAAAAAGAAAAAGGAAGAGATGTTAGGACAGCCGCACAAGAGCAAGCCTGACTTAGATAACTGCATAAAATCAATCGGGGATATTTTAAAACCAGAAGACAAAACAATTTGCGAGATAGTCGCAAAGAAGTTTTGGAGTGCAACACCCAAGATTAAACTGGGCAACAATGCAATTGAAGAGTGGTAGCTAAGATTCTCTGACTGAAACAGGTTTAACCTGAACCCTAACTAAGCAATCTAAAAGCTACCACCACACAATATGGATGATGAATACACGGATATGTTAATCACTGGCCATCATCGGCTGTACGCCGATGAACATTTCGCCGCTGTAGATTCACGGCGTAAACGGATTGCGATTGGGAAGAGGGTTATATTAAAGCGAGAAGATATGGCCGCAACCCTGAACGCACATCTAAAATATAACCTTACGGAGAAAGGAAGTATATGGGAATAACAATAGACAAGGCTGCTGAAGAGAGAAAGAATTACGAGTTGCTTGCTTCGATCAGAGCGTCCAAGCGAGCAAGAAACAAGGCCGCTCGGCGAGCATTCTTTTCGTATGTCCGCCAGATTTTTGGGGTGGGAAAATGAAGCCAGAACAGAATCAGGCATTAAGGAATTCAGGTATGACCGGGAGTGATGCGTCTGTCGCTATGGGGGCAAATTCTTTTGAAAATTCTACAACCAGAGTGGGAGTAAAACGTGGTGAAATTACACCAGAAAATATATCTGCAAAAGAATCTGTCACTTGGGGTTTGGCCCATGAGGAAACGGTAGCTAAACAATTTGCTAAACGTATGGGCTTTAAAATACAGATGCTGAATCGAACCTTCCGTTCAAAAGAATGGCCGATTGCACACGGTCACTTGGACGCGAAGATCGTTGGTAAGCCTTGGCTTCTTGAAGTCAAGACTACCAGCGAATACAACAACAAATCTTGGGGCAAGGAATTTACTGAAGAAATTCCTCCAGCTTACTACTACCAGATTCTACACTATCTCTACATCAGCGGATATGAGAAAGCCTATTGTGCGGTACTAATTGGCGGGAATAAGATGCGTATATATGAGATAAAGCGCAACGAAGAACGGATTGAAGAACTGATTGCAGCAGAGAAAAAGTTCTGGTATGACTACGTGATTGGTGGGGAGACACCACCTCCGCAGAGCAGTGAGGAAGCCTTGCTCCAATTCCCCACTGGTATTGAAGACGCCCCACTGCTTGCTAACCCCATGACAATTCAATTACACGCGGCAGTCAAGCAACTGGACGAAGAAATAAAAGAAAAGAAGTTTGAGCGGGAGCGTATGGCTACAGAACTGATGGCCCACATGAAGGCGCATACTCTATTGGTTACTGCAAGCGGAGATAATCTGGTCACATGGAAAAACTCCACTCGGCGGAATAAGGATAATAAAGCTATCGAAGCTGCGCTGTCTAAGCACGAAGACACCTCGCAGTATATCAATGAAACCTCAGTCCGTACATTTAAAATTGTTTGAAATTATCTTAAACGGAGCCGAGCAGAAACTCGCTACGCATCTAGCGAAGAGTCGCTACGAAACTAACCGTGCTAATAATGTTAAGGACTTGAAGGTCGGTACAGCCTCTAACGAGACTGTTGATCTTGAAGGTATGGCCGGGGAAATAGCGTACTGTAAACTTATGAATTTATATGTAGATATGGAGACTAACCCACCTGTGATGCCGTCACATGACTGCATCACACATCACGGTGTAAAGGTGGATGTGAAGACAACACCGTACAGGAATGGACACCTGATCGCCACTCTTAGAAAGATCAAGAACCCGCCGGACAAATATGTTCTGGTGGTTGGCGAGTTGCCCACTTATTCGATAGTCGGAGAGGTGTGGGCAGTTGACCTTCTCCAAGAAGGCAACATCCAAAACTTTGGGTGGGGGCCGTGCTATGCCCTGTCTCAGAGTGAATTAAACCCTATAATAAAATAAGGAGAGACATGAGTAAGAAGATAAGAATCGGCAGAACGCAGGGATATATCCTTGATAGTTTCATCAAGGAAAATCTCGAGACGTTGAACAAGAAGAAGCCAGAGGGAATCGCCCGTGTTTGTGGGACTGCACTTGGCTTTGAAATATCACCAAGCACAATAGTCAGTATCCGCAAAGCAATGGTCGCAGCGGGACTAGAAGTTTGGGAAGAAGCCCCAAGGTCAAAAGAAAATAAGGGGTTGTTCGTGAAGGTAGCTGCTTTGGAAAAGCAGATGGAAGTGCAGCTTGCAGAACAGGATCGAAAATTTAAGATCGTGTTTGAAAAACTGCACGATATGGCGAATGGGAATGCTAATGGGGAGGATAAAATCCCCTTCTCACCCGCCCACCTTGAAGAACTTCAGGCAGCCGCCGAGCGGACAGTTAATCGTACAGATGGTTTAGGTGTACGGGAACTTGAAGAAGGAGAAGTAAAATGGCAGTCGTAATAAAGAAAGGAAAAGAGAAACGGCCATTGCGGGTTTGCATATACGGCAGCGATGGTTCAGGAAAAAGCACTTGGGCCAGACATGGATTGTTCTTGGATATGGAAGGCGGCCTTGGTGAAATTGATTGTCAGTCAATTGATCTAGTCGATTCATCCTTCGCAGATGTGATGGATGCAGCGAGATATGTATACAAAGAGTTTAAAATATTAGGCGTAGATACTCTAGTGATCGACAGTATAGATTGGCTGGAACGCAAAATATTTAACGCTGCTTGTACAGACAATGGCTGGGCTTCCATTGAGCAACCCGGATTCGGAAAGGGGTATGTGATGGTCTTGAAATATTGGACTGAGTTTCTGAATTCTTTGGATAGACTGCGGGAACTTGGACTGAATATAGTCCTGATCAGTCACAGTCAGGTCGAGAAATTTGACGATCCAATTGTCGATAACTCCTTCCATCGTCACACCCTTAAAGTAAATCGTCACAGTCGGGCGTTAATTTCTGAGTGGGTTGATGTGTTGGGTTATGTCGCAAGTGAGGTTCTGACTTCCAAGTCGGGCGATCACTTTGGAACGCCGGAGTTTAAGGCGATAACAACTAACCGTAGGCTTATCCATTTTGGTGAGCAACCTACGTTCATTGCAAAGTCTCGTATGGCCTTGCCAGAGTCGCTGCCCCTAGAGTGGGAAGCGTTTATGTCCGCCGTAGCTGGAGCGAGGGGGGATCAGGGCAATAATGCCAAAAGTAATAAACAGGTAAAAACAGGTAAATAATTATGGAATTAATGTTTGATTCTAGTTCAGTAATGGAGCAAGATAATTCGTTTGCTCCCATCCCCGCCGGGACGTACCCGGTAATTGTGGATGCCTCCGAATTCCGTGATACCAAAGCGGGTGACGGTAGGTATCTACACCTAGAGTTATCGATAGTTGACGGCCCCTCCAAAGGGCGGAAGATTTTTGATAATCTTAATCTTGAGAATAAGAATCCCACCGCCGTTGACATTGCTCAACGACAATTGGCGAGTCTTGTTCGGGCGTGTGGCAAGGTAAAAATTTCAGACTCCGCCGAGTTACACAATACCCCTGTGTCAGCAACGCTGGCGATCCGCAAGGGGACTAATGGGTATGACGACAGCAATGATGTGAAGTCGTATGCCAAGCTGCACGATGATCAAGCAAATATTGCAGCGATTGCTTCAGGCACACCTAAAGATGATATTCCTTTTTAGATGCCTGAATCAAAAACGTGCCTTGTCTGTGGGGCTTCCTATTCCCCCAGACAAGCCGCCACACAGAAATACTGCGGGCGGTCGTGCAAAGAAAAGGCACGTTCAATTAAATTAGTTAGAGAGGGTGGCCCCCGGAAGGGGGGTTACTCTCGCTCAGTTTATATCAGAGTCTGGATGAAGGCGAAAGGGGAGAAACCCCCATTCACAGCCCCGTGTACATATTGCGGCAGGGAGTTATCAGTTGAAGATGACTTCACGCTAGACCACACGAAGAGCAGAAAAAAATTAACATACAGCCAGATTAAATCGGAGAAGTTTCTAGTTTTGGCTTGCCGGGAGTGCAATCAGGCCAAGGGAGAATTGTCTGTGCGGGAATTTACAGGCAGCAAATAATTATCATGGAGAGATATGAAAATAAGCTATTTTTTTGGGGTGTCGCACACGACTCCCGTATTCGTAGACATAGGAGATGTGTTCACGGAAATCAAAGAGGGAAAGCACAAAGCCGTCATCCAGAATTGCCGCAGGGCTTTAGACTCTGGTGACAAAGACAAATATAATCTTCTAAAGAAATCACTACCTTGCTACACTATCAGTTGTCGAACTGCAACCCGGAAGGCTGAGATACTTCAAGCATATTCCGGCCTTCTGCAAGGGGACTTGGACAACCCTCCCGTGGATGATGTTGAGGCATTACGAGATGACTTATTCAAAGACCCTCATGTTGCTGCCTCATTCCTCAGTCCCTCCGGGCGGGGAGTCAAACTTTGGATCAAAGTAATACCTGATGCAACCAAACATAAGGAATCTTTTTATGCGGCAGAGAAACATTTCAAAACTAAATACAATCTCACACTAGACCCCAGTTGCAAAGACGTTGGCCGTCTGTTCTTTCAGAGTTACGATCCTGATGCAAAGATTAAACGCAACTCAATCCCTATCCCGCTTCTTGCTGAAGGGCCAGACCTGTTCGATGTCAAATCAGAAGAGACTTACAGGCTAGAAGACTACGAGCGAGCGGCTGAAGCACTAAAGAAAATCCCCCCCGAAGACTACAAGGTCTGGGCGGAATGTGCTATGTCACTGAAGGACGGACTAGGTGAAAAAGGTTTTAAATTATTTGCGGAATGGTCAAAGCAAAGTTCAAAGTGCAAACCAGCGGAACTGCGATACAAGTGGGATTCATTCGACAAGGATTGGAAGGGTGAACGCATCACATTCCAGACTCTTTTCTTCCATGCGAATGACCCTTGCACACACAAAGTTTTAGATGCTGCACCGCTGATCCATCGAAGCCCGGAGTTAGAGACTCTCTCCTCTAACTATCTTTCTCCACCGGGCTTCGTGGGTCAGTTTGCAGAATTCCAGACGGCACATTCGAGATTCAAACAACCCATCATCTCACTCGCCGCATCGCTCTGTTTCGTTGGAGCAATGATCGGAAGAAAATATAGGACGGAAGAGAATACTAGATCAAACCTATTCATCACACTGCTCAGTCCCACTGGATCGGGGAAACAATTCCCCCGTGATGTTATTAAAAAGTTTGATCAGGAACATGACCTGAGAATGTTTGGTTCAGAGAAGGTTACAAGTCGAGCGGCTATCGAGAGACTAATTGCTTGGCGGCCCAGTTGTCTCTTCCTGATCGATGAATTTGGTATGTACCTCAAGCAACTGATGGCAACTACTACAGGTTATCAGGCGGATATAATCTCTACTTTAATGGAAGTCTTTACCTCCTCAACTGGATACTACTATCCATTAGATCGGGCGGCTCAAGAAGATGAAAGATTCTCTATTGATCAGCCTTGTCTATCCGTATTTTCTACTTCCACTCCAGATACTTACTGGGAAGGATTGAATTCAGGAAAGATCAGGGACGGCTCGATGAATCGATTTTTAATATTTCAGACTCCAGATAAAAGACCTGAACGACACCGCCCGCCGATCCTCGATAAGTTTCCCAAGGACTTAATAGATAAAGCCTTGACTTTTAGGGACACACCAATCTCAAACAAACATGGTAACGTAGTCCCGGTTCAGGGCCACCCGGAACCTGTCACTTTAAACTATTCCGATGAAGCCTTTATCTGCTTTGAGAATTTGGAAGATGAATGCACCAAGCTGATCGATGCCCGCTCAGTCACATCTGCAATGTGGGTCAGGGTCACAGAGTATGCGAAGAAGATTGCTTTGATCGTGGCAGTTGGTGACAACAAAAGTACCATCGAATTAGAATATGCTCAGTACGGCTGCGAGTTGGTGCGGTTCTTAACTGATCAGGCAATCATTTCTATCCACCTTAACCTGTCAGATAATCAGAACGAAAGAGTTAGTAAGAAAGTCGAGCGTCTGATCCGTGATGCGGGTAAGGCGGGTATCTCCTCTACTATCCTGACTCAGCGAACACGCTACCTGAACAACGCCCGTCACAGGAAAGAGATACTATCTGATTTACAAGACAGCGGCTTAGTTGTTTGTGCAAAGACTAAAGCAGAAAATACTTACAAGCCAGTGGAACGGTGGCATTATGTGGGCTAGCCCCGCTAAGAGGGGCTAGATTGGTGGGTAGTCCTAGATGGTGTCGGGGGGAGTTATTAGTCTGTCAGCACGATCCTGAGAATCCAAGTCGGCTGCTACTAACCCATTCACATAAGCCGCACCCGATTTGAATATCCCTGTTGCTTTTCTTTGGCGATCCAACCTCCTCTGCATCTTTGCAGAAAGTTGTTCGTTGATTCGCACCAGTTTTGTTTTTGCATTCATACTATACCTCAATCATTTTTATTCTGGAACCACCAAGGACTGCATTGCCCTTGCTGTCATATCTTCCTTCGTCTTTTTCTTCATGCTCTTCAAGAAGAGTCTTTGCGGCTTGCGATTGAGCAGACCTTGAAACAAGTTTGTATCCAACCAGCTTCATAATCTCTTCAAAAGTTTGCCCGCAATCCAAGCAAACACATTCGTATTCAGTAACAGTAAAGTCCCCTGTTCCATGAACATTATTGCTTCGACAAACAGGGCAGCAAAGCATACTTGCTACCCAATCCTTTTGCTTCATCCGTTTCATGCAACCCCCTCCATTACTTTATTGATTGACTCAACACTACTCACCACATAACCTTTTACATTCTTGAGCCTCCACTCTAACTCACTTACAGTATTCTTATTATGAAAGTAAGTATCTAATACAGCATCCATTTCTTCAGTTGGGGGATTCCCCTTGCGGAACTTATTCCATTTAAGCATTACTTCATGCTCCCGTTTCTCATCCTTGTTTCTCATGCATCCTCCTTTTAAGTTAAATTAAATGCGGCCCCTTGCCCGAATAGTCTGGAATCACCTTACCCTGACGTATTCCCTCCACTGCCCCGCCACGGGGGCCGCAATAATTAGTTATCCCTCAGTTCATCCGGGG